AGGGGGCCTCTAATTGGCTCGTACAAGAAAACTGCAAATACTCAATTCAACCTAACCAAACCCCAACCCAAACCCCATGAGCGATTACCAACCCCAACCCAACACCTTCACCCTGTTCGCCAACGACAAGGGCGACAATCCGAAACGCCCCGACTACCGTGGGGACATCATTCTCCCCGACGGAACAAAAATGCGCCTGTCCGCATGGGTCAAGGAAGGGCAGTCAGGCAAGAAGTTCTTATCAGGCAAAGTCGAGCCGATGAACGAATCCCGTCCAGCCAACGCTTTTGAACCACAGGCTGGAGATATGCCGTTTTAGTGTAACTTTGCCCGAAGATTACATTTACAAATAACCACCTCATGTTTCCGGCCATGCGGTGTTTAGATAAAGGGTTCAATCCATCGTAACCCCTCGCCTCAACTGCCGGAACAGTTGGGGCGTTTTTTTTACTCATGAAGCAAATATCATGGTTTAAGTTCTGCCCAGCCGATTGGATGATGGGCCGAATATCCCGCCAACCAGCCGAGGTGCAGGTGGCCTTCATCCGATTGTGTTGCGTCTATTGGAACGCAGAATGCGAGATGTCAACCGACCACGCCGAACTTGAAGCCGATGGGCATCTTGAACGGTTACTCCAAACCCGATTGGTAGAATCCAACGGGCCGTCGGTCTTCATCAAGTTCCTTGACATCCAATGGGAGGAAGCCAACCTGCATCGGACCAAGATGTCCCAAGCGGGGAAGCGGAGTGCCGAAAGGAGGTCATCCAAGGTTGAAGAAAATCCAACTAAGGTTGAACCTATGTTGAACCTACCTTCAACTAAGGTTGAACCTGTGTTCAATAGAGAAGAGGAGAGAAGAGAAGAGAAGAAGAGAGGAGAAAATACTTGTGTCCTGTTTGACCAATTTTGGAACCTCTATCCCCGCAAGACCTCCAAGCAGTCCGCATCCAAAGCATTCGCCAAGTTGAAGGACGAAGACCAGCAGGCCGCTATCAACAACATCGCCCGCCTATACTCCGAAACCCCCGTGCAGTTTGTACCCCATGCGGCCACCTACCTCAACCAAGCACGATGGGAGGACCAAGTAATCCCAAGGAACGCTACCTTCAACCCACTAAACCAAACCGATGACGAACCCCTACCATCTTACCGCTGAAAGGCGGCTCCTGTCCTGCCTTATGGACCAGTTCACTAACCGAGCGGTCCTCCTTCTTCAAATCCCCGAACGCCTATTTACGGGAAACCATGTCCTCGTGTATCGTGCCATTGAATCCCTGCACCGAGCGGAGCGACCTGTTGACTTGGTGGCCGTTCACAAGCACCTCATTGACAACGGGCAAGCCCATGTCATCGCTGAATTTGTTGACATCCTTGACGGGAACACGCTGACCTCCGACTGGAAGGTGTACGCCTCCGACCTCAACGAAGCGTGGAAGCAACGGGAGGAACAACGCATTATGGACGAGTTGGCCCATGACAGGGACATCCCCAAAGCCTTCGCCCGTTACCAATCCATGCAGGCCATTGAAACCAACGCCACCGAAACCACGGCCCACGAACTGGCCAAGACCTACCTCATGAACATGAATGAGGTAAGGGAAGGCAGACGCAAGGATTCAATCTTTCCCACCTACATATCCCCGATGGACCGAATGATGACGGGATTTAAGCCCACCGAGTTCATCCTCCTTGGCGGACGGCCAGCAATGGGTAAGACGCTCTTGGCCCTGCAAATCGCAATGAACCAAGCCATGGCCGATATTCCCGTCGTGTTCTTTACGCTGGAAATGTCAGCGGAACAACTTACCCAGCGGATGCTTTCCAACCTCGCCACCATGGATGGAGCGCACTTTCTCAACCCCACCGAGCGAATCAGCACCAAGGAGTTTTTGGACCTTGGCCAAAAAGCGGACCTCCTAAAATCCAAACCGCTCTACATCGTTGACCTGCATCAAGCGAACTTGGACCGCATTGAAGGCGAAATCGCCAAACTGAAAACCAAGTACGGGATTTCCGGATTCTACTTGGACTACCTGCAACTCGTTGAGCCGACCAAGATTGACAAGGCTAAGCCCAAGATTGAGCAGATGACCAACATCAGCAAGACCCTCAAAGCCATTTGCAAACGGCAGAAGGTGTTCGGGGTTGTGGTGTCATCCCTATCCCGTGCAACGGAAGGACGCAGCGACCATCGGCCGATCATGTCCGACCTTCGGGAAACGGGGCAACTGGAGTTTGATGCTGACAAGATTGGCTTTGTTTACCGCCCCTACGAACACGACAGGAGCCAGCCAGCGGACCTCATGGAGGTCATCGTCCGCAAGAACCGCAACGGTTCCCTTGGCATCGCAAACATTCAATGCCACCTTCCCTATACCAAAGCCAACGAGTACCCACCCAATTCGCTATGATGGAAGAATACAACCTCCAGGCCGCCTGCGTCAAGTTGTTCGCTTTGATGCGACCCAACGAGCAGGGGCTGCTATTCCTCAACCTCAACAACCCCCGTTCCCGCTCCAACGGTTTCTTCCTAAAGGGAATCGGGCTGACCGCTGGCGTTGCTGACATGACCTACCTATCCCCGAAAGGAGCGGTATTTCTTGAATTTAAAACCCCCAAGGGCAAGCAGTCCCTATCCCAAAAGTGGTGGCAGGGGGTCGTGGAAGCAGTTGGCTACAGGTATGTAGTCATCCGAAGCGTGGAAGATTTCCAGCAAGTGTTGTTTGAATGTGGGTAGGTTGTGTATATCTTTGACCTACTAAACCAAAAGCAATGACACCAAAAGAAAAAGCATGGGAATTATGGAATTTTTATGGAACCTTATTTGGCAGATACGACAAAGCGGGTGAAGCCGCAATTAAAGCAGCCGATGAGGTACACGGATTTATGAGAGATGATGACTTTGATAGTGATGATTGCTATTGGGCCAACCACAAGAAAAGCAGATATTGGGATGATGTAATTGTTGAATTAAAAAAACTTTCATAGCCATGCGCCTCATACTGCTCCTTCTGCTCCTGACTGCCTGCACCAACAACCGCCCTTGGAAGGTGATTGAGGTGCGGCCCAAGGGTGATGCTTGCGAGTATGTGTTGTCCCGCTCCAACGGATTCGGGCCGCAAGTAAAAAACATAACCGATAAGTGCGGGAAATACACATTATTCCAAACCATAAACCCCTAACCCATGAAACCAACCCCCACCGATTTCCGCCGCTGGCAAATCCACATCCGCAAGGAGTGCGTGTCTTGCAGCAAGCCCGACCGCTCCGAAACCATTTCTCCGTGGAGAGTCAACTGGACCCTGCTCGGTCGCATCCTTCAAGCCAAAAACGCATGAAGTACGGTTCCGTTTGTTCGGGAATTGAGGCCGCATCCGTTGCATGGCATTCGCTCGGATGGAAACCGCAATGGTTCTCCGAGATTGAGCATTTCCCAAGCGCAGTCCTAAAGCATCGTTTTCCCGATGTCCCCAACCTTGGGGATATGACCCAACTAAACCAATTTCAACAATTCAATGAACAACCAATTGACCTTCTCGTGGGAGGAACCCCATGTCAATCATTCTCCGTTGCAGGACTTCGCAAAGGTCTTGCTGACCCAAGAGGAAACCTCATGCTTACCTTTCTTTCAATCGCTGATAAACGCCGTCCCAAGTGGATTTTGTGGGAAAATGTCCCAGGTGTTTTGTCGTCCAACGGAGGAAAAGATTTTGGAACCTTCCTCGGGGCGTTGGGCGAACTCGGGTATGGGTTCGCCTACAGGGTTCTTGACGCTCAACACTTCGGAGTCGCACAAAGACGCAGAAGAGTGTTTGTTGTCGGATACCTTGGAGACTGGAGACCTGCCGCAGCGGTTTTATTTGAGTCCGAAAGCCTGCAAAGGGATTATAAATCGAGCAGAGCGAAGAGGCAAGAAACTCCCACCGATGCTCAAGGAGGCGTTGGAGCGACAAGCCCAGATGGAAGACAAACCATCGGGACTTTAAGGCAAAGGGATTACAAGGGGATTGGAAACGATGACCTTGAGTCGGGCAGAGGTCTTGCTATTGAAATCAAAGATGTCAGTTGCGCAGGAGGGAATTTAAGTCCCTGCGTTACGAGCAAATGGATGAAGGGCTATGGCGGGCCGAGTGGTAGCAATGAAACGGGGAATATGGTTTATGAGCAAGTCGCTCAACCCGTACCGATAAATACAATGACTGTAATGGGAAGGCCATCGGATGAATTAAATCCAAGAATGGGTATTGGCATAGGTAATCCAAACGACCCATGTCCTACGCTAACAAAAGCACACCATCACGCAGTCGCTCAACCCATTGCCGTGGACACCTACAACTACACCACAAACGAACACACAACGCAGACGATTCGTTCACAAAGTGACACCGAGCATATTGGAGCGGTGTTGCAGACAATGGCTATCCGTAGGCTGACCCCAAAGGAGTGCGAACGGTTGCAGGGATTCCCCGATGATTGGACGAAGATTCCCTATCGCAACAAGCCTGCTGACCAATGCCCCGATGGGCCGAGATACAAGGCTTGCGGTAACTCAATGGCCGTGCCCGTGATGCGGTGGATTGGAACGAGAATACAAATGATTGAAAACTACTTAAACCCCTAACCCTATGCCCTGGATACGACCCCAAGACCAAATGCCCGAATTTGACGAACCCGTCCTAATTACCGATATTGAAGGACTGCAAATCGTTGCTTGGCGTGATGCGTACACTGGTAAGTGGCACTCCGAGAATCACGCTTGGTTTACCAGCGAAGTCACCTACTGGATGCCCATTCCCGAAATTGTTTAAGCCATGACCCCAGCCCTCATACACCACCTCGTTGACACCACGGCGGCCATCTTCGGCATCACGCCCGACCAAGTGCGCTCCGCATCACGGGAACGGCCCTGCGTCATCGCTCGGAACATCGTGGCCGACATTGCCTACAACGAGTACCTGTTCACCTACATGGCCATCGGCAAGGAACTGAACCGCCACTACTCCACGATTATCATCAACTTGGAATCCTTCCACAACGACTGCAAAGCGAAGCCCCAACTGCGGTACCTACGGAGGCAAGTTTTCAACAACGCCCAAGAGTATTTGCAGACGGCAGAAGGGGCTTATATTACTGATAATCTGCAACTTCCGAGGCAAGAATAGGGCCAAACCGCCCAAACACCCAAGGAGTCGGCCTAACCGCTGACCCTTTTTTTTTGCAATCTTTGTGCATGGCATCCGCAGAAACCGTAATCCTTGACATCTACCGCACGGGCGAAATCCGAAAAGCCTGCCTCACGATTACGGGAGGCGACCCGCTTTGGAGGGACTTGGAGCAAGAGTGCGTGCTGATACTGCTGGAAAAAGACCCCGCCAAAATCCTGCAAATCCAGTCGCAGGGGTACTTCAAGTTCTATGTGGTGCGCCTACTGCTCAACTTGTACCGAGGCAAAAACAACCAGTTCGCCCAAAAGTACCGTCACCACGACTTGCTGGAGGAACTGGACCCCGATTCGCCCATCCCCCAGTCCGAATACGATTCTCTGATGGATGACCTGTGGGCCATCGCAGAGGCCGAGATGGACACTTGGGCCAAGGATGGGGCGTTCCCGTACGACAAGGAACTACTGCGCCTACACCTGCGGACGGGTAACATGAAGAAACTGTCCCGTGACACGGGTATCCCGTACCGCTCCATCATTTACTCAATTGACCAAGCCAAGGCCAAAATCAAGGCCGCCATTCAATCCCATGGACACGCTGATATTTCCCCTGCTGATAAGTAGTTTGACCGCCCTCGCCATTGCGGAGTACCATGTCCTGCCCCAGGCCTGGTACAAGACCTGGTTCGCAAGACACAAGCCGTTCTCCTGCGTCACCTGCCTCACATTTTGGGTAGCGGTCCTGCTCACCTGGTCCACCTGCGGTTGGGTTCTCGCCCCCGTGTACGGCCTCGCCTCTGCGGGGTTGACGGTTGTCATTCTCCAAGTCACCAACCGATGACCCAAGACGAGTTTGTCCTTGCGCAAAAACACCGCCACTATTGGGAGCAGTACCAAGCCGCCTTGTTCATGCGGTTAAGCCCCGAAGCGGTCCACGACCTGCAGACTATCCTCGTGGCCCACGGACGACCCAACACGAATTGGTGGTGTGCGGACTGCGTAAAATCGGCCCTCCAATACATTTACCAAGAGGCGGACCAGTTCGCCGAAGCCAACCAGCAGACCGTTACCCATGCCCTTACCAACACCAACCCAAGCGGAAACCAAGAATGACTTCATCACCCGTTGCATGGGCGATGCGTCCACAAATTCCGAGTTCCCCGACCCAAGCCAACGAATGGCCGTCTGCGCTCACCTGTACGCTAACGAGCAGCGTCAGCGGTTTGAGTCCTATGCCGACTATGGCGAAGGTGTCCGCAATAACGCCAAGCGGGGGATTGAACTCAACGAGCGCAACGGCAACAAGTGCGCAACCCAAACTGGTAAGGTCCGAGCGCAGCAGTTGGCCAACGGTGAGGGGGTATCGCTTTCCACGATTAAGCGGATGCACTCCTACCTATCCCGTGCGGAAACCTATTACGACAACGCTGACTCTACCAGCGACTGTGGCTACATCTCCTACCTCCTATGGGGCGGCAAAGCGGCCCTCGGATGGTCACGAAATAAACTACGTGAACTTGGCGAACTCAACTAAAGCCCCCAACGAAGAGGCCCAAGTCCAAGCCCGCATGGATTCGCTGATGATGGTCATCACGACCCTCTGCGACTGCATTGGTGCGGTGGACGATTCCAACTCGCCCAACGCCTTTGCGGTGAAGATGAAAATCGTGGACAAGATTGATTCGCTCATAGACAAAATAGAATACTGATGGCAGGCCGTCCCCCAATATGGAATACCCCCGAAGAACTATGGGAGGCGTTTGAAAAGTACAGGGCCGAGAACAAGGCCAACCCATACCGAGTGCAGGACTATGTCGGAAAGGATGGGGTCATGGTTTACAGGGACAAGGAGCGGCCTATCACTTTTCGGGGCTTTGAGGGATGGCTTGCGGAGAACGGGGTCTGCTTTGACCTTTCGGACTATAGGAAGGGCACATCGGAGATGCACAAAGAATTTTCCCCAATCATTACACGCATACGGGCCACCTGCGACAAGGATATGCTGGAGGGTGCAAGTTCGGGTGTTTACTCGGCCAACATCGCCTCCCGCCTTCTTGGCTTGGTGGACAAGCAGGAGAACACCGTCACCATCGAGCAGCCGCTTTTTGGCGATGGACTTTAAGTACACCACCGCCATCCGCAAAATTCGGGCGATGACCGCTCGGAAGAAGGTGATACAAGGCGGCACAAGTGCGTCCAAAACCTTCGGCATCCTTGC